ATGAATATGATGAGAGTACCGGCGAGCTGCTCGAAGCAGCTCGAAATCAGCTTGATGGCACACTGGAGGAAGAGTCGTGAGTGAGAAGCAGAAGCGCGGTTGCAGTGACGTTATCTTCATCGTTGGGTTCATAATCCTGGCGGTCTATCTCTACGGAACGGTGGGCAAGTGAGCGACAGGATCAGGATGAAGGTCATTGGCGCGCCGGGATGGGCAGACTTCGAGGGTGAGGTCATCTACTTCCAGCCCATGTCCGATGGCGTGACGAAGTGGGCAATCTGGTACGGACCAGGCACGTTGGACTTCGACATCTTCGACGATCAGTACGTTCAGGACGTGTGACGTAGGTCACAACTACTGGGGAAATTTTCTGCATGATCAGATTGTTTCCTCTAACTGTAAGCATCTGAAGAGCTGTGATCGTAGCCCCCTCGGAACGAGGGAGAGGGGGCGTACAGCCTGCTGGTCCTTCCAGTTTGACAGCCCCACAGTGGATCACTACACTAGTCTTTAAGCCTTTAGCTCTTACAGTTCTTAGCTTCTACCGACCCCAAGGGAGGTAGAAGCGTAAGAGTGTAGAACTATATAGAACTACAGAGTCTACAGATCTAACGGCCAGACCCCTTCGGGGGGTCTGGCCTTAGCTATCGGCGGAGTGAAAGGAAAGACCGTGACACAGATGAGCCTGATGAACTTCTTCAAGAAGGGTGCAGAGGCACCCTTCGAGCATGAGGCGGAGTTCAAGTGGCAAGAGGATGCAGCCTGTAGATTCCAGCCTCACACCCTCTTCGAGATCGCATCCAAGGATTCACCGATCGCCTACGGGCTCACGGTGAATGAGATCAAGGACCTCAATGAGGCCAACTTCGACAGGGCCAAGGAGATCTGCAATACCTGTCCTGTCTTTGATCTCTGCTATACCTCCGCCGAAGAGTCTGACTTTGACTGGACAGTCCGAGCTGGAATCCTTCCGGTCAAGTACAACTCCACTCCTCAAGGTCGCCCCCTGAAGGGCGATCCAAGCAAGTGCCCCAAGGGTCACAGCAACTGGAAGCTTCGACCTGGTGAGCATGGTGGCAGGCGCTGCATCACCTGCCATTCGGAGGCCAGTCGACTCAGGCGGAGAGAGAAGAACCCTGAGGGTATCGATCCCACCAAGCCGTCCCTTGTGGGGACGGCCAGAGGCAAGCTCTGCAAGTACAATCACGATAGCTGGGTAAAGCGTAAGGGTGACTACGGCTATGACTGCCTGACATGCAGGCGGGAGCGTAACCTGAGGAACCAGCAGGCCCGTCGTGAAGCTGCTAGGATGAGTGCGTGATAGAAACATACGAGCACGAAGAGCGCTTCTGGTCCAAGGTGGACGCATCCGGAGGCTGTTGGGTCTGGACTGCATCGATTGATCCAAATGGATACGGGAAGTATAGCGAGACCGTGGGCGGGAAGAAGCGGTATCCATACGCTCACCGTTACGCTTACACGGCCCTAGTGGGACCCATCCCCGAGGGCTTGACGATTGACCATCTCTGCAAGAATCGGAAGTGCGTTAATCCAGACCACCTCGAAGCGGTGACCCTGCGAGTGAACATCCTTCGCTCCGACTCGCCCCCCGCCCGCCAGGCCCGCCAAGCACGCTGCAAGCGTGGTCACGAATTGACCCCGGACAACACTTACACATCCTCCGGTTACCGTCAGTGTCGGGCGTGCTGGAAGATGCAAAATCACGAACAGTACCTGAAGCGCAAGGCGGCAGCCTCATGACTTACACTCCGCCGAAGCACCTGTCCTACTCCCAGTGGAACACCTACACCGACTGTGCGAGGGCGTGGTACTTGGGGAAGATCGTCGGAGCTGAAGAAGCTCAGACTTGGTACATCCCCATCGGCTCCGCCGTGCATGGCATGGTCGAGTACAAGCTGGCAACTGGGGATGATCCAGTCGCAGAGGACTTCTTCTACCCACTCGTCTCCGCCCAGATGCTGATCGAGCCAGACACCACGAAGTGGCTGGCGGGTGGAAAGAAGGACGCTCCAGTCTCCGAGGACAAGGCCCTCCAGAAGGTCAAGGACTGCTACGAGAGGGCCCTTGAGTTCCTGGACGACATAGATGTCTGGGAGGTGGAGTACGACGCCTCAGGGCGCCTTCCAGGGCTTGAGGTGGAGATCAAGGCGTTCGTCGACATCATCGGCGAGCACAAGAAGCACGGCCCGGCCATCCTTGACTGGAAGAGTGGGGCATCCAAGCCCAAGAACAACTTCCAGGTGGAGACGTACCGCGCACGCCTGATGCTCGACAAGAAGTACCGTTGGGCTAAGATCAAGACTGGACTGTGGGCCATGCTTGATCCCAAGGCCAGCGTTGCTCGACCCATCGACCTTTCCGCCGTAGATCCGGCGGCAGTCGGAGCTAGGTACCAGAAGGCGTACGATGGCATGAAGGCCAAGGCCTACAAGGCCAACAAGAAGTTCGGCTGCAAGTTCTGTTTCCATCAGGACAACTGCCTGGTGCAGGCCGGGCCTACAGCCCGGTCTCTCCACTACGATCGATCCTCGATTGACGGGATCCCTTTCTAGCTGCCCCTTTTGTGGCAGCACCGACCGGATGTTGAAGGAGAAGTGATGGTCAGCATGAGGATTGATGGTGGAGCTTCGGCCAGGCTATGGGCTAAGCGCCTGGGCAGGCTGATCGATGCTATCAATGCCGACGGCGGCAGGGTGTACGCCAATAGTGAGACCTTGGGTGTTGTCGTTCACAAGGGCGATGGCCTTTGGACGACAGAGGGCAAGGACGTGAGCAGTGAACTCTGAAGGCATGGACGACAGGTATTACTTCAGTGACTGGGGTAGCTGCACCTGTGCCGAGGATGGGTATTCCGAGGACTGCCCGCTAGTAGATGAGCACCAGGAAGAGGATGAAGATGAGTGACTACCGCTACAGGTTCGTAGTGTCAATCGGGTTCAGCAGCGCCGAGCGCGAGGCCGAGTGGGATCTCGTGGATGATCTCGGCTATAGCGAAGAGTCCCTGGCCGATCCGGGGACTCTTGAGAACGTCCTCGAAGAAGTCCTTCGGGACGAGATCGGCGAAGTGAACGACAGCTACTACAAGAAGATCGAGGACTGATGACCGAAGTCGAGTTCAGGTTCCCCAGCGATCAGGCGTACGCCTACTTCGGAGTGAAGGGCACTCCCGAAGAGCTGGGTCAGATCAACTACGAGCTGCTGGCTGCGCTGTACGTCAACGCACAGAAGGCGGTCATCACCTCCAGCATCGAGGCCAAGCAGCTGATCGTGGCGGAGGTGCAGGCGCCCGCTGAAGAGCCGCAGGAGTACGCTGTAGGCGATAGCGTGGAGGTTGCAGGCTTGACCTTCACCAAGCACTCCGAGCCTGCTGACGTGCTGTCTGAGCCCACCTTGGAGCAAGTCAAGGCGGAGCTGTCGGACGGGGATCACGACAGCATGGCGGAAGCCCGTGCTGCACTCAAGGCTGGCGGAGTGGAGACAACCGAGATCTCCAGTGCCAACGAGCCCCCGTGGAAGCAGCCCGCCCCGAAGGCGGGCAAGAAGGCGTGGGAGAAGAGCAAGCCCAAGGCTGAGGTTTCGTCCGAGTCCTGGGACTTCTGATACAGTCAACGCACCACCTAGGAGAGGCAAGAATGACCACGTTTGAAGAGCAGTTCGCCGACCTGTTCGGCAAGACCCCGGACGGCAAGAAGGTTGGCGGTGGTAGCGGGCAGTACATCAAGTACGCCACTCCTGGCGAGACCTACTACCTCGTGCAGACGGGCGACCTGACCCGCACCCCCCAGACCATCAAGGTCGATGGTGTTGACAAGGTCAAGGTCCTGGTTCGCGTCAAGCAGGGTGAGAAGATGAAGCCCTTCGCCAAGGACGCAGTGCCGGAGGGCACCCAGGACAAGGACGTGTGGCAGCCGCCGGGTGACGTGGAGATCCCGGTGAAGGTCGTCAAGCACCTGCACCCCAACGGCGCTGTCGATGAGGAGTTCGAGCCCTTCGAGACGATGTGGGAGCTGAAGGCAGGCAACCGCATGGAGAAGCTTGAAGAGGCCATGCTTGAGAACCGGGCACTCACCGGTGCAGGCACCAAGTATATCGAGAAGCTGCTCAGCAACAGTACCAAGCCGTACAAGTACGCCATCAAGATGAAGCCTGCGGAGGACTCCGAGTAGGTGGTTCAAGGCGGGGCCTTCGCGGGCCCCGCTGTCCAGCCCTGTAGCTCAGATGGTACGAGCACTCTTGCCAGAGAGAAGGTCGCAGGTTCGACCCCTGCCAGGGCTACGCAAACCATGACAAATCTACAGGAAATCTCAGGGAGAGGCACGCAGTGGACGCCAAGACTTCTTTCATGAAGGAAGAGATCGCAGTCTCGGCCACTCGTGAGGAGTGGCAAGAGGTGATTGAGTGGGTACTCAAGTACGCCGAGCCGCGCGACAACGCCCCGGCAAGCCTGATTTACTGGCTCATCAATCAGGGAGTTTACAAGGGTGAGTAAGACTCTCCATCGCACAGTCAAGCGGGGCGTGTCGGCAGGTGAACCGCTGCCCTCGCCCTGGCCGGTATTCGGCGCCAATAAGATGGACTTCAGGCGAGGCTCGATCTCTATGATTGCGGGCCCGCCTGGTTCCATGAAGACAGTCCTGGCAATGAACATCGTCCGCCGGATGGGGGCCAAGGTCCCTACGATGTACCACTCTTCCGACTCCGACGACTTCACCATGGCCAGCCGGGCGCTGGCCATGAGCCAGAACATGCAGACCTCAGATGCAGAGACTGAGGTCATGATGCAGACCAAGGCCGCATACGAAGCGCTCAAGGACTATCAGCACATCCGCTGGTCGTTCATGTCGAGTCCCACCATCGATCACATGAAGCGTGAAGCGAAGGCGTACTACACCCTGAAGGGCACGTACCCTCACCACACGGTCATCGACATCATGATGGACATCGACTACGAAGGCGCCGGAGAGCAGAACTATTGGGCTCTCATGGCCGAACTCAAGGACATGGCCCGTGAGCAAGAGACTGCGATCACTATCGTTCACCACACGTCGGAGTCGGCAAAGGGCGGCAGTCCGCCCCCCCGTAGCGCCATCATGGGCAAGGCGAACCAGCTTCCCACGCTCATTCTCACTCTTTGGGGTGACAGTCACCGTGGCACACTTGACGTTGCCGCAGTCAAGAACCGTTTTGGTCCTCAGGATGCAATGGGCAAGCGGTACTTCACTATGGCAGCAGATCCGGCGACGTGTTTCGTCGACGAAAAGGAAGAGCAAGCCATGATGTTCGACTCCACCAAGCAGGAAGATGAGGACTGGGATGCCTAGCAACGACATGATGACTGTTGGCCTGATGATGGGCGTGGTGTGGGGCATCCTCATCCTGCTCTTCAGCGGACGAAAGGGAAAGTGATGGGTTTCTGGACTGGTGTAGCGGTGTACGGAACCGGTTGGTTCATCTTCAACTTCCTGGTTTCGCTCATCATGCTGTACGTCAAGGAGTGGAGGACGAAGACCGGAGTCTTCGCTTCATTCAAGAAGGAGGACTGATGTGCTGTGAGGGCCCTTGTCGACGCGAGGG